GGCGAGCGGCCCGGAGATCGTCGTGGCGCCGATCAGGCCGAGCGCGGCAACCAGCAATCCGAGGCCAAAGAGAAATTCGCGGCGCATTTGTTTAATACCTCCGGTACCAGGTCGTGTTGGCGGCGCGGTAGCGCCACGCGACGCCGCCATCCGCGGCCAGCAGGAAGGGGCCGCCGCCCTTGACCGTCTGGCCGGCGGCGGGGGTGATCGTCAGCGCGGTGATCGTCTGGCTCGTCGACACCTCGAACCCGTCGCCGTCGTTGGGCGCCGACGGCACGACGATCGTCAGGCTGGCAAGGCTCGCCGCGGGGTCGAGGATATAGGCCGCGAGATGGGCGGCCGCGGTCAGGGTGGCGCCGCTGATCGGCGTCTGATAGGCGTAGTTCGCGCCGACCACGCGCAGCGGCCAGCCGCCAAGCGCGACGCCATCATGGATGCGCAGCGACCAGTCGTCGGTGTTGACCGTGATCTCGCCGGCCGGCCCGGTATAGGCAGCATTCTGGGCTGAGGTCCCGCGTGCCCGCTGGACCTGGGTATGTGCCACGGTGGATCCTCCGCGCTGGAGCGATGTCTAAAGGGGCGAGCCGAGATCGATATCGAGGCCGGCCGCCAGGGTGATCGGTGCGAAATCGGCGGTCGCGATGACCGGCGTGCCGACGATCCCCCAATCCTGGCTGGTGCCGGCGGCGAGCGCCGCTATGACCGGATTGTTGGTCGTCGCGACGCCGGCACCGAGCAGCGTGACGCTGACCGGCGTGACGTCGGCGAGGCTTTGCAGCGCCTGACCGAAGCTGTTGAACGCCGGCAGCTTTAGCGACAGCGTGCGGCCGACATAGCTCGCCGGGTAGGGGTATTTCAGCACCGACGGGTCGTTCGGCCCGAAGCGCGCGAAAGTACCGCCGACGTCGTGCGCGGCGATCGCCGTGCCGTAGGCGCCGCGCCGCAGGTAGCCAAGGTTGTAATGATAGGAAGCGGTCAGCGTCGCGTTCTGGTAGCTGACCAGCTCACCGTCGCAATAGCACAAGGTGACGAGGCCGTCGGCGTCGGCCTGAGTGCCCGAGAGGAGCTGCCCCTCGCTTTGCGTCAGGTCGACCGACAGCGTGTCGGCCGTGTCAGGATCGGGATGGCTCGCCAGCGGCGCGGTCAAGAGCCCCTGGCGGGCGCCGCGATAGAGCGTGCCGGCCAGCGCGTAGGTGTTGCCGTCGCTCGACACCCAGACCTGGCAGCCGCCCCAATTCGCGCCGCCCGAAGCGATCAGCCACACTTCGAGCGTGCCGCCCGAGAGCGCCGCGGGCGGCTCGAAGAGGATCGGCGGATTGGTGCTGCCGGGGTCGACCAGCGTGTCGAGGCCGCTGCCGGCTGTTGCCTGGCGCGCGTATAGCGTCGCGGTGCCGACCCCGATCGGGGTGATTGTGCGGGGCGCGCCGGAACCGGCCCCGACAGTGGCGGGCGCGAGCGTCGCCGCCAGCGTCGCCGCAACGGCGACCGCGCCCGTCGCCGCAACAGCCGCATCGCCCAGCGTTTGGGTCAGCGAGGCATTGATCGCCGAGTGCGCGCCGGCAACGACCGGCAGGATCGAAATTGGTCTGAACAGCCCCGCCATCTTCCTACGGCCCGGTCATTTGGTAGAGCATCGCGGCCTCCGCCGCCGAGAGCGCCCGGTTCCAGATGCGGATGTCGTCGATCAAGCCGCCCCAATACCGGCTCGTGTCGCTGCGATCATAGGTGCCGATCGATACCGGATTGGTGCCGTCATCGGCGTCGATTTGCGTCGACGCAGGAAATGCTGTTCCGCTCGTCACAGTGAGAGGCATCTGCTCTTGCCATACATACATCTGGTTGCCGCTGACAGGCCCAGAATGCACGGCTACGAAGAAATACCATTTATTTGTCGTAATTGGCGCTGTGCCGACCGCCCCGTCGCCGCCGGTGTTCGTAAAAAACGAGAGGCCATTGGTTGGACAACTATATCCTCCATTCAGACCGACGAAAAACTGTCGGTAGGTAGAGCCTCCGATATTCTGCTTTACTATAATCGTGCGCCAATTCCCGTCGATGAGCGTCGGATAAGCCCACCCGGATATGGAAAACCCCGGAACATCGGTGAAAATGGTGGACGACAGCGTGTCGAGATTGACGTATTGGCTTGACCCGTTGAATTTCAGGCTCGAACCGGCCCGGCCACCGGCCCATGCCGGGATGTTGACGAGCGTCCCCGTGTGCCCGTTGACGGCATCGTACAGGCCAGGCCCGGAGCCTTCGGTAAACTCCCAGGCGCCGATAAGACCCCGCGCCAGTGAATGCCCGCGTTGCAGGCGGGGCGGCAGGGGCTTGAAGATGCCCATCCTCAGACCGCCGTGACGGTCGAGATATCGGCATCCACCGTGACGTTCTGGCCGGTATTGGAGCCGGCCACCAGATAGACCGCTTCGACGCCGATCGGGATTTCGACCGAGGCATAATAAACGCCACCGTTATCGACGCCGCCGGTAAAAGCGCCGCCAAAATTGACCGGCAGCGTCGGCGAGCCGGCGTTGTAGTCGTTGGCCACCATGACCTGCACCTGCGCCGCCACCGTCGGACCGGTCGCGCCGTTGGTCAGCCTGATGTTGATCGTCGAACCGTAGGATGTTGACAGGTCGATGACCGACGAGGTGACGTTGCCGGCGCCGGCCGTCAGCGTCGTCCCCGACCAGATGGATGTGCGCGTTTTGGTTGCCGCCATCTCAGGGCGCCTGCTCGCCGGCCGCTACGAACGCGGCCTTGACGGATGTAAGGGCGGTCGCCTCGCGTGTTTTCCGCGCCTGCCAGGCGTTGCGCGCCGCGATGGCCGCAGTCACATAGCTGTTGAGAGCCGCTGTCGTTGCCTGCAGCCGCTCCGAAAATGTGAACACGGTAAGGTCGGTGTCGGTGAAGGTTCCCGTCAAGCTGCCGACATTCGGCTTGTCGCTGTCGAAGGAAACCACGAATGCCCATGCCATGCCGCGGCCTCCGCTAAGCGTTGCCGTCGGTGATCGTAAAGCCGGTGACGTTGACCGTCTGGCCGGAGGCGATCGAGACGTTGTCGAGCGTCATGTCGCCGCCGCCGCCGGTCGCCGTCACGGTGCCCTGCATCTGGCAGGTCGTGCCGTCCGACTTGAACAGGCGGAAATAACCGGCCGTGCCGGACGCCGCGCCGGCTGTCGATAGCGGCAGGTTGTTGAGGGTCTTGGCGCCGCCGCTGGCGTTCGCCGCCCAATCCGAGGCCAGGTCGAACTCGGCCAGCTTGGTGCCGGTCGTCGCCGCGGCGCAATTTGCCGGGATGGCGCCGCTATAGATTTCGAGTTTCGCCGCAGTCCCGGCGTCGCTCTCGATCGCGTCGAGCCGCGCGTTGCGGGTGCTGGTCGCCAACTGGATCGTCAATTTTTGTCCCTCCGTTGGTCGTCTGCGTGGGAACGGCGCCCGGCACCGGCGCTCTCACGGGCCGCTTCAGGCGGCATCGTCAGGGCGTCACGCCCGGGATCTCTTCGGCGGTGACGGTCAATTCGCCGTTGCCGTCCTCGTCGATCTGGGTGATGCGTACCGGTGCGCCGGACAGCCCCAATGCCGCGTCGGTCAAGAGCACGATGTCCATCGGCTCCAACAGCGAATAGCGCCAGCCGAGCTTGAACCTGTAGGTGTTGCGGACATAGGCCTTGCGCTGCAATTGCAGTTGCGCCGAGATCGCGGCGCTGGTCGGGTTGGTGAATTCGTGCGCCTGGATCGGCGGCTCGGAGCGCAACCCGTACTGCTCGATCAGGCCCTGGTCCCAGGTCGGCAGGATCTGCGGGTTGTAGCTGTTGCTAGCGTCCATGTATTCGAGGCTGAGCCAGTTGGTCGCCTGCGCCGGATCGCTGCGGGTCAAGAGGACCGGGTCACTGCCCACCGCGCCGGTGGTGCCGAAATCGATGAAGTCGCTGTCGCCGAGGCTGTATTGCCACGTCAGGTTCGGGGTCCAGCTGGCGCCATTGCCGGCAAGCGGCTGGTCGCCATAGGGGATGATCTTGAGCACGCTGCCCGACCACAGCACCGCCGCGACAGTCAGCTGCGCAATCTCCTCGAGCCAGCGCGCGCAGGGCTGCTGCCGGTCGAGCAACAGCGACATCGCCAGCCCGGCCGCCTGACAATAATTGCCCCAATCGGCCACCGCGCCGGCGCTGTCGAGGTTCGCTGCCGGGAAGCCGGCGCCGTAGCGCGGATTGGTCAGCAGATCGACGACGATCGCATCGGGACGCGCGTCGAACGGGAACGCCGGCCCGGCAGTGCCGGCGGCCACGCCGCCGATCTCGAACTGCAGGCTCGGCAATGCCGGCGAGCCGCCCAGCTGTATCGGCGTACCGGTGACGTAGCAGGTGCCGGAATATCCCAGAACCGGGGTGTTCGGGTCGGCGCTGGCGAACACCGGGTCGGGCATCTGCCCGTCGTTGCCGGCATAGCCGTTGAGCCCGACATGGCCGAGGCCCGTCGCGACGCCGCCGTTCGACCAGATCCGCAGATCGCCGTCCGGGCCGCTGAACGATACCGGACCCTGACACAACCCAAACCCGACATCGACCGAATAGTTCTGGTTGGCCTTCTTGCCGCCGGAACTGCCAAGCCCCTTGCCGCCTTTGCCGCTGCCGCTGCCGCCGGAAAAGCCCCAGAACTCGATCAGGTTGACGGTGACGCGGTGGGTGCCATAGCAGATATGAATGGGGCTGCCGGCCTGCGAAGTATTGTAGCGCAGCGAATTGATCGCCGGCGCGTCGAAAGCGTTAACGAACGGCGTCGGCCCGCCGCCCTTGCCAGTGACCAGATCGGGCATTCTATCACCAAATGGGGCTGAAAAAGCGCACTGGGCGGTCCTGGAGCGGGTAGCGCGTGGCGTCGCCCCAGACGACGCCGATCGACCAGTAGGCGTGAATGAGGCGCGGCCATCCGACGACGATCGCGCCGTGCGAATAGGTCCGGCCGAAACGGAACAGCGCGATGTCGCCGGGCAATGGCTCGGCGATTGGGC